CTACGCCTCCGTGGTGTCGGCTGGAATCACCCTCAACAACGCAAACGTTCCTCAGCACGATCGGTACGCGGTTCTCGCCCCTTCGTTCTATGGCCGTCTCTTGAATGATTCGACCATCGTGGCGAACGCTCAGATCACCGGTGAACAGGCCCGCACGGCTGGCATCGGATCCGTTGCCGGGTTTAACATCAACATGTACAGCGCGGTGCCTTCCAACAGCATCACCCTCGGCGGCTTCTTCGCCCAGCGTGAAGCGCTCTTGATCGCAGCCCGCGTGCCCGAAGTCCCCACCGGCGTGCCCATCCCTGGAACGATCGACGTGGTGACGGAACCCCGCACTGGCCTGTCGGTTCAGGTTCGCGAGAACTACGACGTGGTCAAAGGGTTGCTCCAACGCACCTACGCGCTGATCTACGGCGTGAAGGCTGGCGAGACCAACAGCCTCGTGCGTATCAACGGCAGCTAATTCACTCGGGGAGGGCGGTGGGCTGAAAGGCCCGCCGCCCTTTCCACTTTAAGAAATCCTTGCATGTCTGAATTTACTGAATGCCTGAAGGAAAGTCTGGCGGCTCTTTACACCCAGACCGGCACCGCCGCCACCATCGGATCCACAAGCGTCACCGGGATCCTGTCCGTTGTCTCACGCAAAGAGAACGTCGAGTTGGGCGGTTTTGATTTGGATCTAAATTCAACGTTCACCATCGACCTGACCGCCATCTCATCGGCCCCCACAATCGGATCCATTCTTGTGGCCAACTCCGTCAGCTACCGTGTGGCGTCTTTGGATACGTCGATCGGAAGCTACGTCCTCGGACTTCGAGAGGTTTAACCGTGGCCACCCGAAATCCTAAAATTTCAATTTATATGATCGCCGGCCACGAGGCGCAATTCATGGAACGCTGCCTGACTGCATTCAAACCGTTCTGCGATGAACTGGTCGTCTGCATGGCACAGGGATCACGGCCGGACGACGGCACCCGGGCGATCGCTGAAAAGGCTGGGGCCTTGATTACGGAATATCACAACGCACCGGCAGGCGCCGATTGGCCGCATATCGACAATTTCGCAGCCGCCCGCAACAAGGCACTGGACGCCTGCTCCGGCGACTATGCCGTATGGATCGACTGCGACGACCTGCCTCATAAAGACCTAAAAAACGCCTTTAAACGGGCCGTGGCTGCGTTTGAATCCGATCCGAAGGTCGGGATCTATGCCGGAGTTTATGCGGTTTTAAACGCTAAACTTACCCCAGTACGGGAACGGATGGTCAAGAAAACAGACAACGGATGGACGGGCCGGTGGAACTACGCCGTACATGAGGCGCTGTTGCCGCTTCCTGGATTCACTTCAGTCGGCGAGCAGGCGGTCTGGGTTGAACATCACCCTGGCGGATACAAGCAGGGAAGCGCTGACCGGAATCTGCGCATTCTCAAAGCGCAACTGAGCGAGGCCGGAAAGTACGCGTATTACTACCAGCAAGAACTTTTCTTATCCAACAATCGGACGGAATCGATCACCTGGTCAAACGCTGCCGCCCACTGGCCGGATCAGGAAGCAACGCTGGCCTACGAGGCGATGAATAATCTGGCAAGCGCAACGCCTGACCGTGAGAAGCGGATCGAACTTTATCACAAGGCGCATCACATGAACCCAAGCCGCCGGGAATCTCTTTACTATCTGGCCCGGGAAGAAGCGTCCGTCGGCCGTTGGTCGTCGGCTTATCATTATCTCAAATCGGCGATGGTTCAATCGGATCCCGGCGTGACGGTCTGGAACGCTCAGCGAACGGTCTATGACTTTGAATGCATCGATCTGTACATCGCGGCGTGCCGTGCCGTTGGCGACAACGATGAGGCCGATCGAGTGACTGCAAGCTGGCGGAAGATTCGTCCGGTCAAAATTTCAATCTGTCATGCCACCCGCGGGCGACCGCAGGAAGCAATCAACGCGCGTATTCTATGGATGAAAAAGGCGGCCGATCCGGCGGCCGTCGAGTGGATCTTTTCATGCGACGACGATGACGAAAAGGCGAAGACGCTCAAACCGTGGGGGCCAGTCATGGGCAAGGGTAGCTGCATCGCCGCTTGGAATAGGGCGGCCGCTGTGGCACAAGGCGAGATCATCGTGCAGGGCTCCGACGATTGGGATCCGCCGCTGCACTGGGATCAGATCCTGATCGATAGGTTGGGCGATACCAGTAAGCCGAAGGTTTTGGCGATCAGCGATGGCCACCGGAAGGACGACCTACTGTGTATGGCGATCATGACCCGGGCAAGGTTAGAGGATCAGGGCGCCATGTTTGCGGCTCAATACGATCAATGCTCGGGAATCTTTTCGGACAATGAATTCAGCCACAGGGCAAAATTTGACGGAGTGATCGTGGACGCAAAAGACGTCGTCTTCAAACATAACAACCCGTTTTTCACCGGTGCACCGCAGGACGAAGAATTCAAAAAGCATAACGCCAAAGAAAACTACACGCTGGGAGAAAAGATTTTTAAGGAACGCAATCCGTGATTCACACGCACAACGCGTTCAGACTTGGCGACAATTTGGTGCAATTAAACTTTCTGCGCCGCCTATGCCTGCAAAATCCTGAACTAGAGATCACGCATTATTACAATCCCGAGCTGTGCAGATTTGAGGAAATCGACGCGCTCCGGTCTGATATTTCACGCCGGCTATTTCTCAAGACGATTGACCAAGCTCCCAAAAACAGCATCGACTCCTGGCGCGGATCCGACGGTTACTGGTACGGCCATCCCGACAGATTGGATTTTGCAAAGTTTCACCTGTGCTGGTTTGAGGAACTGGCCAGCCGGATGGCCGTAAAAAATTCAATACGCAAAACGGAAGATCTCTTGTTTGATTATTGGGCGCTCGAATCGTTCATTCCTATGACCGAAGACTTTGACGTCGTCGTCATCAATTCTCCAGGGCTATCGAATCAATTCACAAATTTCAATAAAGATGACTTCACCGTTTTAATTTCAAAACTTGTCGCAAAAGGCCATCGAGTAATCACAACGGCGCCGACCGAGATTTGTCCTTCTTTTGAAAATAAAAACGTCACTTGGATCGGAGCCACGGCCGCCAAGGCGAAAGCGATCATTGGAACATCCACCGGGCCGAGCTGGCCGTGCCTAAACATTCACAATAAAAACGCCTTTCACCTGCTTTGTGCTGATACCGAAAACGTGATCCTTACTGAACGCGGGCAGATGGCCAGAAGCGCATTTCACGCCATTCATATTTTGGAAGAAGTGGGGCTGCTTTGAAAGCTGAGCTGACAAAAGCTATGGAAACTTTGGCTTGGGATCCGGCCGTCCGGTTCATCGGATACGGCGTGAAGGTGGGCGGTCGAGCCGCTGGCACACTTAACCGCGTTCCTGATTCTCAACTGATCGAGACGCCTGTGGCTGAAAATCTTATGGTTGGAATGGCGACCGGCCTGAGTCTGGCAGGACTGAAGCCCGTCGTTTTTATCGAAAGAATGGATTTTATTCTGAACGCTTTGGACGCAATCGTGAACCATCTAGGAGCTGCGGCCAAAATAAGCTGCGGGCAATTCTATCCGGCCGCCATCATCAGAGTGGTCGTGGGAAATAAAAAGAAGGCACTTTTTACAGGGCCAACGCACACGCAGGACTTTACCCAGGCGATCAGGGGAATGGTGGACTTTCCAGTCATCGATCTTTCACACCCTTCGCAAGTGGCCGGTGAATATAAATTTGCACTTGAGGGACTGAGCTGGGGCCGATCGACCATGCTTGTCGAACGAAAGGACGATTGGTGAAGCAGAACAAATACAGCGACCTGAAAATCTTTTCGTTTCCCGATAAGATCGCCAGCTTCCGGGACGATATTATTACGGCCCCGATCTACGTGCGGATCAAGCCGACGAATATCTGCAATCATGCGTGCCGTTTTTGCGTTTATTCTGATGGCACAACACGGCCTAAAGATCGCCCGGATCTACATCTGCAAGCCGGAATGCACACCAGCATGAACGAACGGGACGTCATACCTACGGCCAAGGCGATGGAACTGATTGAGGATCTTTCCAACATAGGCACCAAGGCCGTAACGTTCAGCGGAGGCGGCGAACCGCTACTGCATAAAGATATTGTTCAAATTATGACTAAGACTGTTTCGTCCGG